CACATCTAAGTCCAACAATAAGCGTTTTATCCACTAACTTAGGGCTGTTAATAGGCATCGTTACAATATTCCCATACATAGCAGTTATATTAAGTGAACTATCTTGTCCAAGTGCATTGATATTTATTATATTGTCTGCACTGCTACTGTCCGCCACTTGCTTATGGGTTAAAGTCGTCTCAATTTCAGCTTTGTTAATTGTCGTTAGGCATCTGGCCCGGATAACAAACGGATAAGATGTATCATTTTCGTACTGTGTACCACTGGAATCAACCGCCTGAAAACTGTTTAACTTAAAGCTAAATGTTACACTTGTAATCACCTTATCGTCCGGAATAGAAGATAAATCAAAGGCAAATACATCCCTTGCGAACATCAGACCATTTATATAAGCAAGCAACAAGGGATTAGATTGTCCATAGTTACTTGTATAAGAAGAGGGCACTTGGCCTGTTGCGTATAAATAGGTGTCCGCGGTACAATTTATAACTGCTGTATGTTGTGCCATTATTAAACCCTCCCTTGTCTTGATTTTTGTTTTAAACTATCTAAAGTTCTAAGTAAATTTTGAATCTCGTCAATATCCCTTGTATTCACATTCATACTTATATAAAAATTATCTCCACCTAACATTTCTTTGCTTTCTTCATTACTATATATCTTTGTTCCTGTTGGAAACTTACGTAGTTCTGGCCCGGCTTCTCCTACCCATGCATATCCACCTGGATAATAGTCTGTGCCAGATGCAAAACCTTTTGTTCCGCTTGAATTACTATAATCCACATCCCAATAGGCATTACCATATTCCTCAGATCTCTTTTTAATTACATTTACTTGATTAGATGCATTTTGAGCGCCAGATAAAGCCTTATTTGAACTATTGGCAAGGTCTGCGATAGAATCTTTGGCATCTTTCATCGCTTCTTTTATTCCTGAACTCCTACCAAGTATTAAACCAATTACTCCAGCTATTGCCACTAATATTAATAAATAAGGTGCAAGTGACATTGTTACGGATGTGCCTGTTGCGCCTACTGCTGCATTAGAAATTGCTAACAATGTATTAGCCGTTGTTAATCCAGAAATTGCGGTTGCTACAGGTACTACAATTGCTATTAATCCTCCTATTACAATTCCAGCCGTTAATATAGGTGTTGGGATACCGTTTATTACATTTGCAAATGTTTGAAATACTGGAAGTAGTGCTTTCCCTAGTGTCATTTTTACAGCATCAAACTTTTTGTTCATCTCCACCATTGCATCATCCATATTATTAAAAGATACAATTGTTTCATTGTCCATAATATAGCCAGCTTCATGAGCTTGTTTGGCATAGTTCTTTATTCCGTCACTGCCTTCGATAATTAAGTTGTTTAGGTTCATTGCAGATTTTCCGAAAATGGCCATTGAATCAGCATCTTTTTCGGTTTCATTTTTTACTTTTCCAAGTGCATCAATAGTGTCATAAAAAACCTGCTCACCATCACGTAATTGTCCGTGTGCGTCTGTTATTCTAACATGTAATTTCTTAAAGGCTTCTGCTGCATCCCCTGTACCACTTCTGGCAGCATCCATGTTTTTAGTCATTTTAGCAATAGAACTACCGATATCATCAGATGATATTTCTAAATATTCTGCGGCATAGTTAAACTCTTGTATCGTGTCCGTAGATAATCCCGTCTTATGAGACAATTCATCGATTGCCCCGGCTGTTTCTGCTGTACTTAATGTCATTTTACCTAGTGTTGTTAAAGCTGTTCCAATGCTGAAAGCTGCAATTCCTGCGGCTTCACTTATTCCATCAAATTTCTTTGCTAAAATTTCAACCATAGGGTTAACATCAATGCCAATTGAACTTGCTACATCACGAATAGTATCACCAAAACTTCTTGTACTGGTTTCACTATTTCTAACCTTTTCGTCATTGTCATGTAACTCATTGTTAAGTTTTTCAAGTGCAGTTTCATTCTGTAAATAAGCGGAATATAAGGCATCTAACTGCTGTTCATTACTCTGTCCGCTTGCACTTGCGTCATCATAAGCCTTTTTGGTCATTTCAACCTTTTGAGTTTGAAGGTCTATTTTATCAGTTAGTAAACCACTCTTTTGTGTAAGCTGTTCGGTATCTGTTGCAAATGCTTTAGATTTCTCAGATGCAAGCTCAAACTCTTGTTGTAACAATGCCATTTTTCTATCTATGTCAGACATTGCAACTTGATCCATTTTTTCTTTAGTAGCTGCTAACTCATTATTTAACTTTTCAAGAGTGGTTCTTTGTTTAAGGAGTGCTTTGTCGGCTTCATCTGCCTTTTTACCATACTTGTCTTGTGAGGACATTACTTCATTATATTTTTTCTTAGCGTCCTCTACCTTTTGATTTTGTAATAAAATCTTTTGTGTAAGCTGGTCTTGCTTAATAGCTAACTTATCGGTTTCGCTTCCGTACTGTTTTGCTTGCTCCGATGCAAGTTTAAATCCCTCGTCAAGCAATTCCATTTTTCTATTGACTTTTGTTATTCCACCTTCAAACTCAGAATAATCAAGTCCTAATACTATTACCTTTTTATTTGATGCCACCTTATCACCACCCCTCTATATCTTTAAGACTATTTACCTTTTTAACAGTATCTTTAGACGAAAAATATTTAGACTGATATGGTTTATTATTTATAGCTTGAGATTCAATCATTTTTTTGTCTATAAACATATCAATAATACATAATATTTTTACTAGTTTGCTGTTCCAAAATTCTTGTTCACTACGGTTCATTTCAATGCAATATAAATAGAATAAAAAAGCCAATTCATAGGGATCATCTATATTTAATTCGCTACTTCCTTCAGAAGATCCCCGAGAATTTTTTTTTGAGCTTCCTCACTTGTATCAGCTCCATTACTTTCTTGAAATTCTCTATAAATTTCACTGATAATTGTCGGCTTCAATGTACTTGTTAACTCTCTTGCCTTTTCTACTGTAATCTCATTACCTGCTGATTTGGCGGTAATATAAATAATCTTTGCGCAATACTCAGGAATAGATTTACAATTAAGAAAACCTTTTGCTCCACCAATTGCTTTATCGTTAATAAAAGATAATGCCCTGACATTAAATGCCAGGGTCAAAATAGTTCCATCTTTAAATTGTAAATCTAACTCAGTTGCTTCTTCTACATTAAGATTTTTTTTCATTTTTAATTACTGTCCTCCTGTGTTTTCTACGAGTGTACCGCCCGGAATTGTCGAAAGAAACGCTTCTGCTGCTTCCGCGGTAAATGCTGAATTGGCTGTATCTGCTTCTTTCTTAATAAGTCCATCAAGTCCTCTTGGTACGAAATTTATTGTCATTGTATCAGTAGAAAAGTTGATATTATCCGTTGTTTGCTGTGTTGTCTTTCCAAACGGCTGCGGATCGCCTTTAAAAATCCATTCCATTTCTTTCTTGATTCCAGTGTCTGATTCTGCTTCCAGTTCATAACCAATGGCTATTTTGTTAGCTTTATCATTTTTACCCACCGAAAGTATTCCATTTTCATAAGCGTTACCATATATTTCAGCTCTAGTCTCGATTGGAATCTTATTAATATCTAATTGAAGTGTAGCTCCTGTAACTTTTGTAGGATTAAATTGTTTTACTCCTCCCCCGTAAACCGTTCCTGTTGCGAGTGTGTATGTAAGCTGTACTTGCATTGGTTCACCGAGCTTTTTAATTGGTCTGTGCTTGAAACTTGTAACGGTATCTTCAAGGATAACTGCAAATACAAGTTTTGACACATTGAATCTGACTGTTTTTACACTTTCTGGCATATTATTCCCCTTCCTTTTTAATCAATTCAAACGTAAAATACGTATGATATATTTTTTTATCTGTTTCAAAAATGTGTTCTTTAACAGGGTGTGTAAATGTAGTCTCATTAACAATTGCCTGTTTTACGGCTGTAATAGCCTGTTTTATCTCTTCTGATTTAACCTTGTACCAAAAGTCTACTTGACAACTTGCCTTTTCTATTTCAGCTTTTCCACTTCCAAAAACGGCTCCTTCATCAGAATAGAAATGGTAGGTAATACAAGGAAATACATTCTTGCCCTGACCTTCATCAAATAAAATAGGTCGCAAATTAGTTGCAACCTCTAAGAATTCCATTATCCTATTTTCCATTACTATCTACCGCCTTAAATATCGCACTATCCATAATTGCATCTATACTTGATTCTGATTCACTCAGAGCTTTATCAGTAAAATGTTGTGCCTGTGTTTCAGAGGTACCATTGTCTACCAGGTGCCATTTATAAGCTGTTTTTCTTCCGCCGCCAATAATAGCAATAATTTCTCCCTCATTATCATCCTTAATCCTGGTTTTTACATCTGTTTTCATGTGTTGGTACATCGGTTGGTTTATATCGGATTCAGGCAGGTTTTTTACCACCGCAGCACTTACCACTTTTGCACAATCTTTTATGATTTTACCTCTTTGACTGAACATGCTTTCTGATAAACTATTTATATCCTGTCTAAAAAAATCTACAGCCGATTGATAACTTAAGTCTACTTTCATATGCGCCACCTAACTACACACAATTACCGTAATATCGTCTACATTAGGCTTATCATAGGTACGTATGATATCATAAACAGCACCATCGTATTTAACCCGCGTAGCATACAGAGGTTTGCTTGTGTCTGCTTCTATGTGTCTGGTTAATTCAAAATCAGATGTGCGAGTTTCAAATGTAATTGATGGAGTAACACCTGATTGAACAGCTTTATAAAACTCTGTACCGGATACTGATTTCTTGTTCAAAAAAACCTCTGTATCTACCGTTATAATTTCGCTATTTACTAAGGAATCATAAAGAAGATTTCCAATATCTTTAAACAATCGGGTCAACCTCCTTATAATCACCGCACAGAGCCATTGATATTTTCAACCCTTCGTATGCTTTCATAAACTTTTCTGCATTGTCATCATAGCCGAATGATGCTTTACAATATAGCTTAATAGCCTGCTTGGTTACTGCGTCTGTCTCATCAACAACTTCAACGCCTGCAATACTCAAATCAATTTTACTGGCGTTAATTAAGTCTGTTATTTCGCTATCAAAAGCAGTGTTTTTAATTCTTAGTGCTAATTTTATATCATCTATTAATGCCATTTAGCACCTCCAAAAAGGGACGCATTGCGCGCCCCATAAGATCAATATTAAGAGAATTTCTTAGTTACGGTAACCAGCGAATTTTTATCAACTACCTTACCATCAACCAGCATAATTGCCTTTGTTACTAAATCATCAGTGTCATTATCCTCATACTTCTTTATGGTCATGTTCAGATTTGTATTGAGGATATAATCTTTAGGATTAAATAAAAAGGCAACCACTTCATTCTTGGTAATAGTAGCTCCGAGACTAACCATGTAGTCATTCAAAATAACGCTTCTTCCAAGGAGTGTTCTTTCGGGACTTCCACCAATACCATAGTTAACCCTGGCAATAGGCTGCTTCTGACTGTCTACCATACCGATAAATTTCATAAATGTCTTTTTGGTCATAAACCAAACTGCTCCGCTTTCATATGCCTGCGGTAATGCTGCTTCCGCATCCACTAAGGTATTGTATGTAGGGTCTGCTGCCGCCGCTATATCAACATTCTGTCCGGTTTCTACCGTTTCCGTCAATATTCCTTTTGGCTGTCCTGTTCCAGTTCCGCTGATAATAGCCTGTTCCTGCGCTTTTACCATTGCTTCAACTACATTATTTACAAATGTAGTTTCAAATACCGGATACGCCATTGTATCAACTTCTAAGCTGGATGAAATTGCGCATCTAAGCTTGTGATATCCAAAGCTGATAGAACCCGTAGTTTTCTTTTGCTTGTCGGAACCTACTCCTTCTGCTACCCATGAAGCAACCGGCTTTACTGTGGAAGTAGGGATTTCTACCCCGCCCTTATAGGATGTCCTGGTGATGAGCGGTAATATCATTCCGGTAGATTCCATTTTTTCAATGATCTTCTGCATTGTAGTTGTAGGAATCATTTCACCAACATCTGTTGTTAAGGTATTAGCATCAACATTTTTAAACTGTGCGGGGATTTTATCTCCTTTGATTACATAATTCATAAATGACTTTTTATAATCATTTGAATTAAAAATATCTTCTGCTTCCGGTGTTGGTGTGATAGAATCAATTATCTGCCCTTTAGCATTACCAATACCAAGATTAGAAACATTTTGGATTACTGCATTTCCTGCCAATGCCGCAAGATTAGCCTGTGCTTTTGCAATATTTTCGAATTGTTCGTCTAACTGCTTAATTTCAGCCTGTTTTGCCTGTGAATCCTCGATTTTTCCATCGTTAATTAAGTTCTGCGCTTCATCTAAAAACTGCTGTCTCTGGTTTAAATATTGTTCTTTAGTCATAGTTAAATACCCCTTTCAATTTTAAAAGATTAAGTTCTGCTTGTGATTTTTGTATTAAAAAATCCGAATCATCGTTTTTTAAATTATCACTGTTCGGATTTTTAAATTGATTTCTCATTTTTTCAATTACTTCTTGGCTTAATACGTTTGCAAAACATGCGTTATATAAATTAACCGGTGCTTTATTTGTTATAACCCCAGATGTATCATTGATTACGCTATCTATAAAGCCATATTTTACGGCTTTTTCTGCATCCATCCAGGTTTCATTATCCATTAGTGCAAGTAAATCTTTTTGAGACATTCCGGTCTTTACTCTATAAGAGTTAGATATTGCATTATTTGCGGTTTTTAATATATCGGATTGTTTATCCATTGCACGATAATCACCAGATGCACCGCTTGAAACATTATGAATCATCAACATTCCACTTGGTACAATTCTGCTTTTCCCTACCATTGCTGGTAACGATGCCGCGCTTCCGGCAAGGCCCACAATATCTGTAGTAATACTCCCTTTGTACTGGCTTAAGTAATAATAAATTTCGTTTCCTGCGAATACATCTCCACCACCAGAATTGATTTCAATGGTAACATCTTGTCCATTTGATTCTTGTAAGGCTTTTGATACATCTTTTGGGCTTACTGATTCTATATCAAACCAGTCATATATCCATTTGTCATCATTACTTACTATTGTCCCCTTTATCGGTATTGTTATCATTATTATCACCTCCTTCTGATACAGGCGCAGTATCTAATCTTCTTACAGGCTTATCTCCACCTTCTATGGGAGCAAGATTTAATATTTCTCTCCATTCATTCGGTGTCATGGCTCCCCTGTCTACCATGGCCTGTAATGCTAATTTTGTTTGCATACTTGCAAATGTAAGGTTTGAAGCTTCAAAAATTATTTTGTTCCCAAAACCTCTTTCCCTTCTTGTAAAAAGCTTTCTGGTATATTCTCCTGACATTTGAGCTGCCAATGGTTCGATTATAGCTTCATAATAACTTATCCATTCATCTTCGTTATATGTAGACTTTACAATCTTTTCATTAGTATTGAAAAATGAATAAATTCGTTGAGTTGTTCTGTCCATTTGTGAAGCATTTGGTACATAATCTTTTGGCTCTACTCTTATTGCTTCCGCCTTACTATCTACCGCCGCCACTCCAATAGATGTACTATTAAGGCTTAAATAATTGCTTGCAAAGTCTGAAGCTTGAGTTTTTAAATCTTCCGGCCTTAGTGCTGTCGTGAACTTCAATAGCCACTGAATTATTGATGAATTTTTCACTGCTTTTACGATGCCTTGGTCGGTTGTACTTATAATTTCCATTAATGAAGTAAGCGCCTTTGCTGGACTTTCACCAAATATATCATTTTCGTTGAAATCATCCCTTAAATGGATTATCTCAGTATAAGGAAATGTTGATATATTTCCATTCAAAAAATAAAATTTAAGATACAATTCGTTGTTGATATATATTGCTTCTACTCCGCTACAAGGAATGGGGTATAGCTCACATGGGTAACCGTATTCATCACGAATAATTAATATAAATGCATTGTTGTTTAAGGCAAGTTGGTTAGCTACTTTCTCCTGCATAACCTGTCCGCTCATTATCGGATTGGGCTCTTCCAAAAGAAACCTTATATATGCATCTGGATTTGTTTTAATTCCATTAGCATCATTTCTAATATGTTTAGCTACCAATTTACCTATTGCTTTTGTTTTAGGCCGTATACAAGCCCTTACTATATCCGAATGATAGAGTTTTCCATTCCAAGAAAAAAATCCATTTCCTGTCTCTGTAACCATTTTATATCTTGAAACCTTTGTAGCATTTTTTAACCGATTAAATAATCCCAATTTATCACCCCATTTCTATATTAAACTTAAGTACTCATTCATTTTTTCATGCAGTACCACATATGCATCTAAAAGGGCCGCCGTACCATCTATGCGCTTTCTTGGATTGGATGTTTTTATCGGTTGAATATTATCATTCTTATCTACTTCAATTGCAGTATTGCATAAACACCATTTATCTATAGGATTGTTATTATATATAACCATGTTGCTTTCCAAGTCAGCACCGAGTATCTTCATAGGGCTTGTTAATGTCTGTTTTCCTTGTCTTACTGGTATCATGGATTCTTTTCCAAAGTTTTGTTGCATTTCCTCAACCCAATAAGCTGCACTCCATGCGTCATACCCTATCCATGGAATATAAATATCGTATTTAGTTTGAATTTCCAGAAACCACTCTGTTACATATTTAGGATGTATCTTATTACCAGGGCATGTCCTTATTAATTCCTGATCTATCCAAATATCATAAGGTATCTTATCCTCTCTTACCCTCTTTTCAACTAAATCCTCCGGTATCCAGTACATTTGTTGTACATAAACGTGTTCATCATTTGGTACTTTAAATATAACCTTGGCTGCCGTTAAATCTGTTGTAGAAGATAAATCTGTTCCGCCTATGCCATACCTCGGTTTAAGCACTGTTGTATCAAATGTTTCTGTATTATTGGCCTGCTCAAATGTCAACCATGCTTCTGATGTAGTTTCGGGTATATTGAAATCTTTGCAGAGTAGATTTTTAACCAGCCTTGAATTAGCAATTGCTTTTTTAACTTTATTGGCTAACTGGTCTAACTTTTTAATAGTCCCTAATCCCGGATTAGCTTTAATCCAACTCGATTCGTCAATCCATTCCTTACGATTATCCAATTCATAAATGATTGGTAAAAAGTGATCATCGTGATATCCGTTTTCATCTTCAAACCCGTTAATAACCCTTTCAGCTTCATCATATTTGATATCGTAAATATGTTCTCTAACTGTTCCGGCTGTAGTGGTTATAAATACTAAAGGCTCATCCCTGGCTGTTGTACCATCGACTATAACATCATATAGGTTATCATCTGTCCATGCGTGTATTTCATCCAGCAATGCACAGTGAACATTTAGGCCGTCCAAGCTGTCTGAATCACGTCCAAGAGGTCTAAAAAAAGAATCATTAAAATCCGCTACCAATTCCGCCACTAAGGTTTTAATCCTTTTAAGCAGAACAGAAGATTTTTTAACCATTCTCTTAGCTTCTAACCATATGATTTTTGCCTGGTCTTTCTTTGTGGCACAGGCGTAAACTTCTGCCCCCGGCTCTCCGTCTGCCACCTGCATATATAATCCAATTGCAGATGCTAAAGTGGACTTACCGTTTTTACGAGCCACAACCAGTAATACTTCTCTATATTTCCTGGTACGGTCTATCTTATGTACTATTCCGAATGTGGCAGCTACTAATGCCTTTTGCCACAGTTCCAATATAAAAGGTTTTCCACCTAATTTTCCCTTGGAGTGTTTACAGTAATTTTCTACAAATTCTATAGCATGATTTGCTTTTGCTGAATCATATTCCCATTCAGAATCAGGGTCATTTGTAAACTTTATTATATGCCTATATACTTTATAAACCTTTTGACTGACTACCCACTTGCCATTCTTTCGGTTTTCCTCTATCCATTCAAAATATTCCTGAATTGGATTGTATGATAGGTCATATTCTATTTTCAGTTTCATGCCTTCTCTTTCTTATCGACAAATTCATCGAATCCGTCATCTTCTTCTGTGGGTTTGCTTTGAGGGAGTAAGTCAGTTAACTGTTTCATGATAGCCATATAATTTTTGGATAACTGGATATAGATTTCAACCTCGGAACACTTTTTAGTACCCTTCTGGTTTTCTCCATTCTGGTATTCTTCGGTATATCCCTTGTCATTGATGATTTTTCTCAGTTCATAAAGACTTGCTGCCATAAAGGCTGCTTCATCAACTAAGGAGCTAACCGACTTCTTTGTTTTCTCTTCCATCTTTAAATATATTCCGTCAAGTTTTTCTTTCTCTGACTTTATGATTTCATCTTTTGTCATTTTTGCGTAACTCTTAGTTCTTACCAATAAAAATCACCTTCTTTCTGGGTACTACACCCCCTATGAAAATTTCCTGTGTGTTAAAGTGAGGTTGGGCATCGGTTTTCATTTAATCAAAACACCAATATTTTCAGGGGGGAGTAGGATAAATCTGTCCGTCCTCTCCAAAGAAATATTTTTCTTTCTCTGCCTGTTCGTTTTCTTTTTCTTTATTGTGGCACACATGACAATCGTACTTTAGATTCTTATGATTGAGTGTTACCTCTGGATTGTTTATGTTATCTGGTGTTATCCAGCATTTATGATGTACTATGTATCCTGGTTCATTATGGCATGTCTCACATAGTCCACCATCAATTGATACTCTATATGCTATGTATGATGCTCTACATTTCTTCCATGCTGTACTGTTATAGAATGTTTTAGCAAACTCTTTAGCCATTATGTAATTACCTTATACATTAACAGATGTTAGTCTGCCGTTATGTAATATGAATCTATCTTTATCCCCATCGTGTATATGTCTTCCGTTATTATCTATATCTATCGGCTTCATTCTAATAATTGGCCTATGAATTGTTGTTCCGCTTTGATTGTTGTATACTGATATCTCCAAAAGCTCAATATCATTTCCTTTATCGTCTCTGCATAATAGCTTCATGTGTACTCCTTATCAGTTTATACCAACCATATTAACATAACCCTTACCTGTTTCATTCAGCGTCTTTCTTAATTCTTCCATCGGTACCATCTCGTCCTTGAGTATGATATCACATCTTATTCTATCTAATCTATTGCCTACATCTCTATAACTAATAACCTGCACTGATGCATTAAAAATGTTCTTTATAGTTCTCTCTAATGACTTACCCCATAGGTTGTCATGTACAATGAGCGGACATCCATTTTCAACAGCCAGCCTAACAAGATTATGTGTCTTGCCTATCTTTCTATCTGCTGTATATGTAATATAGTCTTTACCCTTAGTGCTGATTGCCTTGTCGAAATCACAGAGAAGGATTTGATATAGCTGTTCAGATATATTAATCATCTCTTCTTCTGTTCTGATTATCTCACATCTGGCTTTTCTTAGTTCTTGTGTAATAAATAATCCAGACATATATCCTCCTTACTGTATATTTATAATACAATCAATGATATAACTCGTTTTTGTAGCTTATCTTTTTAATCATCAAATTATGTATTGCTTCTCCTTTGTGCTTCTTTGCGTGGCACATTAGACAAAGTGTTGTTAAATTATTCATTTCATCACTTCCGCCCTTACTTCTCGCTTTTATATGATGTACTTCTAAATTTGTCATGCTTCCACATTCGGTACATTTATATTTATCTCTTTTTAGAACCAAAGGACGGTTACACAAGAATAGTGTTCTGTCTTTATATTTGTATTCATTTCTTTTTACTATGTATTCCGTAACTACCATTCGATTTCCTATATGTATCTTGGGTTGTTCGTATGAGTTTTTATAGTACTTTTTTAATGAATCTGTTGCACTCTCTCTTTCCTTCATTTCACAATATTTAATAAATGAACACTGTTTCTGATATCTTTCGTAATACCTATCAAACGATACCAACCCGCCTTCTTGTGTCATCATCCATAGCGAACGAGCTGTATTATAATATTGTTCTTTTAATTTCTCTTTATCCATATACCCTCCATTTTTGCATTAAAATAGGCACAGCTTTTGCTATGCCCATTAATCTTGGAGAGTGTTAGGAATATACCCTAACATGCGTTACTCTCATCTATGTTTAAATTTATTTTTCTGTGCATCTTCCATCAGGTTCCTTCTTGTAATTAACCGAGCCACTATTACCTCTCACCTTCACGACACAGCCACATTTCCGGCTGCTTATATGTTTGCATCCTATACATTGTTTCATAGACGTTACTCCGTGTAAGCAAGCATTTCCTTTACACTCATTCCATCAATGCCGGGTGATTCGGTACTGTCTGTAGGTTTATAGTGTAGTCCATGCTTTTCTGGATACATAAACATCATCATGCAAAAGTTTGCTATATCTGCCAGATATTCCGTATTCTTGGTTTCTTTGAATTCATTGAATCTCTTTTCTAAACTGCCGATCCAGTTATAGGCTTCATTGGTGGAGTTATCTTTTAACGGCCCATATTTGTAATATGACGTTGCCATCATCTGTTTTCTTAACTTATCAAACTCTTCTGAGTATTCTGTCTTTAATATTTCATTTACTGTCATGGCTACCTCCTACACATAATAAATAGCTGCCAGCTTTTCTGTTGTATACTCGAACAACATGAACCGCTTAGCAGCCATTGTATAACCATTTTTCTTGTGCCATTTATCTGTTGGAACCTTAGTGGATAGTCTACGTACTATACAACCGTTTATATCCCCGGTTTCCTTTTCCGCATGAAAATGTCCAATATGTATTTCCTTTATCTTGGCTCCTGAATATTCAACCGGATTTTCCTCTACGAACAATTCCTTTACCTTTGACAGATTACTCGGTATTACATCACCATGAGTTAAGCCTATGAATACTTTACCGTACGTAATAATCTTTCTTTCTTCGAACCGGTCGTCATAATTAGCCTGCGGAAACATATGCTTTAAAACCTGTACAATCGTCCAAGAAAGCGTTTCAGAGTGGTTACCCATAGAATATACCACATTAACTGTTTCAGCGTGTTCTAGGGCTGCTGTCATGATTTCAAAGTAGAATCTTAAGCAGTCATTATATGCTCTTGACACATCTATCTCGCCTATGTATGTTCCGTTACTGGTATGGCCTTTTAAATCTTCTGTATGGAGCAAATCTTCACCGATAACAATGTTGATTACTTTATATCTTCGTGTCTTGATTAATTCCAATGTATCATTTAATGTGCCCTCATAATCTGCAAAGAAAGCAATACCCCAATGCATATCGTCGAATGTGATTTCAAGCATCCGGTCTAATATCTCTTTGATTTTAGACTGTATCGGTTCAAAAGGTGATAATGACTGTATTGCATCAATGATCTTCATGTAAATATCATCGCTGGCCTTTGACTTTATCCAAGCCTGTACAACCTCACCCTTGCCATTTACTTGTACCGTGGTTGCATGTGGAGTGTAGTTATATCCGAGATTACCAGATTCCAGCAAGGCTTCATCGGCCCACTTCTTTTTCTTCCACATTTTCAACATCCGGCGGAAACTCTCATATTGTGTATCATAGCCTTTAGAGTAGTATTCCATGTATATTTCCCTAGCCGTCTTACCATCCTTAGACATCTCTATGCACTTTTTCTTGACTTCTATCGGTATATGCAAAGGCTTATCACCTGCTTTCTGCATTAGAAAAGCACCGACCCAAATTAATGAATCAGTGCTTTTAACGTATAACGCCGGGCGCTCCGGACGTGCTGTATATTTCCACTATCAACCTTTCGATACAACCGTTATGTAAAGAGATTGACTTATCCTGCGTGGTAACAGTATCGGTTTTCGCTTGTTCCGCAACGATAGGAGGTACAAGGATATGAAAAAAGCGCATCACCCGGTTTATGATGGATGACACGCTTTTTATATACTTCTACTCTTTTATTATATCAGTCAACCAAATTATTGTCAACTGCTTTATAACAAATATTACAGATATAACAGAATATCCAAAAAAAATGTCTTGATTATATTTCTTACTTGTTTTTCTAAGTTATAGCCCCTTAAACCTACAGCACTAGCAGTGATTAAATCATCTTTACCAGATATGTATTTTAGATATAATATTGATTGTATAGTATAATCTGGTACTGACCTTATAAAAGTCTTTGCTTTCCGTTCTAATGTTTGAGTCTTAAGCAATAATGAAATATATTTATTTTCAAGAGATGTTATTCTAGTTGCATAATCTCCAACCTTATCACTTGTCCCTGTTACAAATGGCATACCTGTAAGCTGCTGACCAGGTGCAAGACTTTTATAAGAGAGATCATCAACTTCTGCTTTTAAGGCTTTTAGTTTTTCTTTATTTTTCCTAATTTTCATTAGCTCTTTTTCTGTCAATCAGATTCCTCCTTTTCAGTAAATTCCTTATACATTTCACACACGGTCATATTCTTGCAGTTTACATTGATTTGTCGATTCACTACAGCTTCGTAGTAACTTATCCATTCATCTTCGTTATATGTAGACTTTACAATCTTTTCATTAGTATTGAAAAACGAATAAATACGTTGGGTTGTTCTATCCATTTGGGAAGCATTGGGTACATAGTCTTTTGGCTCCACTCTGATTGCTTCGGCCTTGCTATCAACCGCCGCTTCAGTGTCTGAATAAAAAGTTGTCATATTAAAATCAATATCAAGCAAATGACAGGAATCGCATTTGGGTTTTAATCCGTTTACTATTCTATTCATCCTTATTCACCGCCTTATCCAGTTCATTGACATTTCCACTATTATTCCATAACTGGATTTCCTTACAAACAGCTCCGCATGATCTGCATCTTGTAAATTGAATACACATCTCGTCAGCCTTAATATCTTCATTCATGAACGGAATTTCTAGAGAATTGCTTATTGGTATTAAATCAGTTTTTCCACAACTCCCACAAGTCATTATTCGAGCATTTTTATTTATGAAAATGAACTGTATTGCTATCTTTAATCTTTTCAATAAATTTTTCTTAATTCTCATGATATTTACCTTTCCTTTCTCTAATTATTTCCGCTTGTATTTCAGAACATTTGTTCGTATAATATTATCAGGAGGTATAAAACCATGCCATTTTATGATACTCATTCAAAAGCATATGAGGTAATTCCCAAAGGCTCCCCTGTAAGTGTATCCGCAGCCTTTTCCATTGACGGTGATGTTAAGCCCATGCTCTTCCAAGTAGAGGATATAAATGGAGTACGCACCAAAAATCATATTGTTGGCATTAAGTACACTAAGAATATCGATAGCGGTATATCTTACAGGGTGTATTATATGGCAGGGAACCAGCGCCTGGAGTGTTCACTTAACTATTACCCTACTCTGAATACTTGGTATCTGGAAATGTAGTCTTGTAATCTTCCTCCAGTATTTCGCCAACGGATGGCCCGTATTTTGAGTGCCATATACGCAGCATACCGAGCTGGTTGGCATATGTAATGGCTTCTTTTTTCCATCGCTCACACTCTTCATATAACCGTTCCATTTCAATTCCATGCTTTATCATGTTGTTTGATTGTTCTCTGCACATCTTTTCAATATTGATTATTTCTTCTGGTATACGTCCTGTGTCCTCATAGGCTGCCAATTTCCTTACACCAGCCTCAAGGATATCTGCGTTCTGTTCTCCTATACCGACTACATTTAATCCTTTTAGCATTACCTGTTCATAATCGTATTCTGTTAAACGCTCCATATCATTCACCTGCCTTTTCATTAAGCCACCATTCAAGATTAATATAGATTGCTCCATCCTTGACCTGACTGTATCCATATTGGTCTAAAATAAATTTATATAGTTTCTCGGGGGATTCTGTAATTACATTAAAGTTGGTCTTTTCTTCTGGCTCTGACTGGATAAGTTCTTTTATCCTTTCCGCTTCCTGAATTTTTCCCATTAAGGTTCCGTAAACTTCTCCCGTAAAAAACCCGTCACCGCATAATATTTTTCTGTACTTTAATATTTCTTCGTCAAGTATCTGTATAAGCATTTCCTTAGTCATTTTCCTTTACCTCCGATTCCACAATTCCTGCAGTGGTCACTTCCTTTAAGTGGGCAGCCTGTACATGGGCTTATTTTATTTTTCTTCATAGAGTTACCTCCTTACCATGTGTTTTCACTATGGTTTATCATAGCCGATACATAACCGGTCTCCCATAACCCGAGTTCATACAACGAATCAGCTTGTTTCTTGGTTATGTAGAAGTCTTTGACATATATAGCTTTTTCAAGGACTCCTTTATCCCAGCTTCCTGTTACTTTTACCCAGCCTTTGCTTTCAAGTTCGCTTTCTCCGCAGTGTGTTGTTGTTCCCAGCTCATTGCAAATTGCATCTGCTGCATATAAGTGCCCCTCATGGCCTGTATTATAGGTGTCTCCATCTGGGCTTATCCATCCGTACTCAAAGTCAGGAGAGTTCTTTGGATACATCTGTTCTCTTGTTAACGGTTCTTTGTCTTTGCTGACTTCTATTATTTCTATGAATCCCTTTTGTTTCTCGTATTCCAGGTTAAATGAGGTATATCCACCCATATTGTTGATAATGACCGGCAGATACTCTTCTTTGATGTATGGAAAGTCTCTGATTGCTTTCTTTGTATCTGCATATTCAACAGCTCTTAATCCGATTTTATTTTTGTAGATAGCATATTTCACTTGTCTACCTCCTGTAAAATAGATTTCTCTAGGTCTTCCTGTGCAAATATTACGTTGTCTCTGCACTCTCTGCATATTGGTAATAATTCTTCCGTTCTTGCATCTTTATAGCCGTAACAATAATAATGTGGAGTACCGTCTTTATCGTGCCATTCTAAGCTTGCTTTACCACGTTCTTTAACTTTCCCTAACTTCTTTGCCTTGCAAATAGTCTTGGACATTTTCTACCTCCTGTAATAGTTCTGGATTATCATGGATTGTACTGATTTTGACTGCTTTATCAAAAAATCCTAAATCAACCCTGCAAGTTGTATCTTTTGTTTCGATGTAAAATCCTATATTTTTGAAAGGGAAGTTATCGGAATATTTATTTACCTGTTCATACTCTCCGTATCTTATAATTCCTTTACTTTTCACAAAATAGAATGACAGGTCTAATATATCCCCTTCATACCAGTCCATACGTCCGGTGCTTTGTCCTACGGTTTCCGGTATAACTTCAAAGCATGGAGAAATGAATTTTAACATTAAATCACTTTTTCTAATACTTCCATTTGTCTTACTCGGTATTATGTACCACATGAAACCAGTATCATTACTGTCTGTAAAATAGTCAGTTTCCAATTTCAAAAGGTTTCCATATACCCATTCTTTTGTATCTACCCTCTGACCTCTATAATTATTTACCACATATCTACCCCCTTATTTAATAATTTAACCCGGCTGTATCTGCAAAAATCAAAGAAGGAATCCCAGTATCCTGCATCGCATGCACTCTTAAGCCATAGCTTGTATTTTGCTTTACTGGCTGGTTCTGCTTCAATTGTCGCCGGTGGAAATGGTATATATCCATCTGTTAAAGTTATTGAATATGAATTCATGTCTTTTTCTCCTTTCCCAACCAGGGCTTAGCCGTAAATATGGGATTAATTTTACTTGGATGCTTTATATATTCGCCATATGCTCCTCTGGTATTGGCTTTTAACTCGGATGGCTGGCGTAGTTCTGGATTGCTTCGTTTCATGGCTGTTCCTCCTTCCAGTATGTAGTAATAGGTTTCCACTTTACTACATCACCAATAGTATTTTCTTGGTTGTCATTGAAAGCGTTATACTCTATATCAATAAATTCATTATCTATGAATCTCGAAAGATACAGATTACCACTTTTATTACAAGCAATTAATCTTTGACAATTTGTCGGCATCCTTTCCGTTACAGAAATCCACCTATCGGCTTGCTGTGCTTCTAGGGCGGATATAGATGCTGTTAATGTTCTCACCGCCATTACATCTACATACGGTTCTTCCAAGAGGACATTTAACCATCTTTTAGCATATTCAATAGCCTTTTCTATCTCATTCATTCCTCAACCTCCGCTATGTGAATCACGTTTATTAAAATCCATGCTGTTTTATTGCTAATATATCTCTTTCCCCACATCCATCTGTAAATAGGTTTTCCAATAAACTGGAGCTTTAATTTAGTCATTCCTCTAACCCACCTTTCACAATTTTTACTGCTTCATCTACCGTTATGCTGTAATAGTTATGTTCTCTCATATTTTCAACAACTTTGTTCACATCATAGGCAGTTGGTTGCTCCATAATTTTTACCTGAATATCTTTGGTACTTTCCCATCCAATATTATCATTCAATACTTGTATCAGTTTATCTGCATCTATTAATCTCATATAACTCCTTCCCGGTTATCCTAACCATTCAACTTTTAATACCTAATCCCTAAGTTTCCGTTTTTATTAAGCCAATCAATAACAAACTTATAACCTAATCCATTTTGCGGAACCCACATTCCTGAGCTGTCGAATTTTCCGCCCCTCATTACATAATCATACTTTTCTGGCTCCATTTCTTTCAGTTTCAAAAATCTGTCCGTATCCTGCCTGATACCAAACATGCAGAATATGCATCCTGTTCTTTTGCAGAGAGTTGTGGTTAATTTCATCGAATCAAGAAATAGTGGTTCGTCATAAAACATCCCATCCTCATCGGTATATACTATATACCCATATGCATCCGCTAACTCAACTCGGTATTTTACGATGTATTGTAATATATCTTGTTCAGTCCAAAAGCTTAATGGTTGAGATGTTGGCCTATCAAGTTCAAATGCATTACAACCATATTTCAACCATTTTTCTTTTCTTAGACGGCTTTCTTCTGTCATTATTCCTAAGAATGGTTTGTTACCAGTTTCTTTTTCATAATCTTTGGCAGGATTTTTTTTCATTACATCACAGCATTTATGCGATATTCTGAATGGAGCATCAAGCAAATATTTATATTGTGGAATATTATATTGGCTAGGTAATCCTGTTTTTTTATCAATAGCAATACCATCAAGTTTTTTAATTCTATATGAATATTTACCATTAGATGCATTTACCCTTGCTTTGCATATTGTTTGGGCTACCTCCTTGCTAATAACCGGATATCCATAATCTTTAATAACTTTTGCAAATGTTTTCTTGGGTTTAATAGTTCTATCTGATTCGCTTTCCCCATGTTTTTTTACCGAATCGTATTCTAGCCCTGTATTAATAAATATGTGTGGTACATTTGGATACATATTTTTAACTATATTCCCTAGTACGTCTGAATCTTTCCCTCCACTCCTTGCAACATACACCATGCCTCCGTAAGCTTCATACCATTCTTTTATTCGCTCTTGAGACTTTTTTATTTTCACTTCAAGAGGTAAGGATTTGAGCTGTTGTAATTGCCATTGTTCCGTTCTAATCACGCTCCTTAATTCGGTATCACTTCAGGGTAATCAAAAATTGTCATTTGCGTTTGTTTGTCAACTGGTTCTTTCACTTCATCATCTTCTGTATCAGGTGCCTTACAACTTACTTCTGAAAGCAGTCTATCTGTATTAATCCAGGTAGATATATAACCCTCCGCCCTTAATCCGCATCCGTACCGGTATGCCTGTCCATATTGCTGTTTCCTGGAAGTATCCAGATATTCGCATCCCTGGAATTGTTTCTTCAATGAGTTAACTCCTTTCTTAATTTTCTGCTTTACCGGCCCATTGTTCTGCCATTGCTTTGGCTATTCCAGGGAAGGTCTTACTTCTGTTTTTAGCCCTGTCTGTTGTAAACATTCCTCTATGCTTTTCACCATGTTTTCCCGAATATGATCCTGATGGGCACCATGTTCTTTCAGGTTCAACAACTTCTGTAGCTTCTAATTGAGGTAATCCTTTTAACCATAACTGAGTGCGTTTTGAAAATGGATGCCCGAACATATATGGCTGTATTACTTGTGTTTTCTCAGGTAACTCATATATCCTGCTCGGTGTAGGATTCTCTATGGCTATTCTTTCGCAATCAGCGTTGTAGAACATCATAAAAAACTCTTTTGCTTCTAATCCTTTTTCATATCTTTCCTGATTGAGTTCGTGATTTTTCCATAAATGTCTTGCTCCTGCATTAGTTAGATATGTACAGGGCGGAAAGGCTATTATCATGTCCCATTTTTGTTGAAGTAGTGGAGCTACGTCTTGCTTTAAATGCCATTCTGGATGACCTCCGCTACATGGCTCAATATCACAACTATAAGCTTCATGTCCTAATGCTCTTAATTCTTTCGTTACAGCCTGGCTCTCTTCGCAAGCTACTAATATTTTCATTTTCTCACAGGAGTAAATCCGGATTTACTGTGCGCACAAACCTCTTACTCCTTTCTGTTATTATCGTTTTGCCTATGTTGGCAATACGTTATTTTCCGGTGAACTGCTTCACCTTCTCCTTTTCTGCTTTCCGTAAATAAACTGGGTCATGTTACCTTTCTTACCGTTCGTTACTATCTGTTTCTTTCCTGATACTTTTACGAATTTCATATGCGTCCTTCTTTCTCTGTGATAAGATTCTGAACGGTTTCACTGCATCCTCCCACCGGTTCTCAAAATCGTATGGTCTCTGCCTGGAATTAATATTTCTCTTTTTTTACTATTGCCCTTTCTATGGCGGCCTGTTCCGCTAAATATGTCTTGCTTGGCAATATTCCGACCTTTATTACCTTATATATTCCTTGTACTGGTTTATCTTTGTATATGTAGTTCATAAAAGTCTTATAAGGTATTTTTAAGTGCCTTGCTGCATCCGGCATACCGGAATCTCTAAGTACATATTTATTTTCTATGGTGTCGTATAGGTCAATTCTGATCTGCTGTCCTCTTCCTCTTTTCATAGCTACCTCCTTAATCCGTTTATCATTTCTGCGTTGTCCTTTTCTGCTATATAATCTCTAACTGATTCCTCCGGGAAATCCATTAAGAATGATGTTTCATTTACTCGGCTTTTTATTCGTTCATCATATGGCAGCTTTGACAATTCATAGTTGCTGGTGTAAATCGTTATCTTCCGGCTGTTATACCGTTCATTGATGATGTTGTAAAAGTTTTCATTCACAAAGTCATATATTTTTTCAATTCCGAAATCATCAATGATCAATATTTCCGCCGTGGATAGAGCTGTTATTAATTCGCTTTGGGTGCAGGTCCTTGATTCTTTGTCCCATGTTGCTTTTATTTCCTGTACTATTTTTCCAGATGTTGCAAATTTCACTTTGGTGTCATGATTTTTCATAAGTTCATTTGCAATACTGGCAGCAAATCTTGTCTTACCGCTTCCCTTAGTGTCACTATAGATATACAATCCCTTTCCAGTAGCCTTGTGGCTTTCTAATTGCTCCAAATACAGCCTTATAACCTTTAGTGCGATAGTTATTTGCTTTCGGCTTTTATCTTGCTTGTATATGTCCGTATGGAAGTTTTCGAGCAACATTCCTTTGAATGCTACCGGAAGGTTTGCAAAACTTAATCTCACACTCTCAATTTTATTTTTACGGCATTCGCACGGCTTGGCCCAGTCGCATCCGTTATCATCCCTATACCATATCAAGCCGTTTGCATCACAACCATTTGGACACTTATTCAATTCCAGCTTCGATGGCAAGCTCTGTGAATGACTTTTGTTGAGTTCCTGTAGTAGAAGTTCGAACTCCGTCATTTGTACCTGGTTTTCTATACCCGACATTCTGCACCCCCTTGCCCTTTCTTTCTCTCACAGCATTAAATACCCACTTTCTTAGTACCAGGTTGTGATTTTTAGCTTTATAGCCTTTCATTTCTATGTACTCGTCCAAGAATATTATTGCTTCATCAGTTTCTGTTTCTCCAAAATCATGTTTAAGCTTTTCTAATTCATTATCTTTAAGGAGTACATGATTATATTCGCCATATTTATGTTTTGGAGTGGGTAAGGATGGTTTATCATCCGGTATATTCTCTTCTATACTATCCTTATCTATACTATACTTACCTATACTAACCTGTGGTACCGGATTGGCAACCGCTTGGCAACCATCAATAATATTTAATGAGTAAGACCCATTATCTTTAATATTAAGTAATGCCAGCTCTTCTTTAAAATTTGTGGGATTATATCTATCTTTTCTTAGCGTATTGTGCATTCTCCAATGTTTAATTACGATAACGCCACTCTCAAATCGTATAATGAAATTTTTCATCATTAGGACTTTTAAGTCGTCTACACTTGCATGTGATCTAAACATTGCCATTTGGATTTGATTATTGAATCCATCATCGTCTGCGCTTTGGTTAAGATGAAAATACAAGGCCTGTGCTGCAGATGACATTTCTATAAAGGCATCGCTATCGGTTATCTTTTTGGTGAACATTC